CCCTTCCTCGATGTTGTTGCCTGTTTCACCACAGCTTCTGGACTCCGTATTGGTAGATAATCCATTGTGTTCGGAGTAGCCCATGATAAAGATTCTTTTTCTTCTGTGTGGTGCACCAACTTCTTCCGCTGAGAATATGCCCCACGTTGTAATGTAACCCATTTCTTCCAAGTCTGAGATAACTGTGGAGAGTCCCAACGTAATGTGTCCTTCAACATTCTCAAAGAAACAAATTTGTGGCTGTACTTCTCTAATAATTTTTCTAATGTCATTCCACAAATGTCTTTCATCATGCTTTCCTTTTCTTTTTCCAGCAACTGAAAATGGTTGACAGGGGTATCCACCAGTAAGGATGTTAACTTTTCCTCGAAACGGTTTTCCATTGAAGGTTTCAACATTCGTCCAGATAGGTGCTGTAGCCAGTTTACCTTTTTCAATCTTCTCAACCAAGTTTTGGATTGCGAAAGATTCCCTCTCCACGTAAGCGAGGATTCTGCAACTTCCGAAAATTCTCTCGATGCCAAGCTCGATTCCAGCATATCCTGTGCAAATACTGAGTATAGTTGGTGTGTCTTTGGTATTATCCACATCAATACTTAGCCTCTCCAGCAAGCATCCAACATACCATAAATATTAGTAAAAAAGATAAAATCACTCCTATTATCGGATAGCTTACTAATAAAATAAGAAAACCAAACAATAAGCCAGTTGCTACCACTATGATAGACATTATAAATAAAGTTACTAAAAATCTATGTAAAAGCATTTATTACCTTTTATCCTTTATTAATTCTTCATGTATGTAAAATAATGAAAATCCAATTAATTCATCCTGTATCATAACATATGCTGGTTTTTTTAAATGATAGTCCACTCTCTCTTCTACTATTAAATTTCCGTAAGGTGTCCAGCCTCTAATAGTATATGTTGGAAATTTTCCAGTAACTAAGATATATGCATCAACAACATTCATATTATCTTCCTTAGTTACCATTAGCTTACCATGTTCTCTTTCAGTAGTTTTAATATCTATCTTATTACCTAATAAAATTACATCTGCACCACCAGACCTAACATGTGTAGAAAGGTCTGGATAAAGATTTAAAGCTTTAGCTACTATTAACTCTCCACAAAAACCATTTAATTCAGCTCTTTTACTGCCTTCAAATCTTAGTAAACCAGATTTTGTACCCATATCTCTATTTGCTTTAGTACGTTTCTTGGCAATTAATATAGCAATTTCCTGCTCTGTCTCATTCAATGTAACTTCAATATTTTTTACTGCATCATTCATCATCATATCCTAATTCTAATAAAATCTGTTTTATCCTTCTTTCTTTTTTAATCTGTTCTTCCTTTAATTTTTTCTGTTGTTCCGATGCTAATGCATTTGGGTTATGTTTCTTTAGTTTTCTTTTACTAATTTTATTGTCTCGTCTAACTGCTTTGTCTATTCTAGGCATTTAAAGCTTCCTCATAATGTTCATCACACAAAGTTTTAATCCAGCTAAGTTTTCTAGGTTCACCACTTTTACCACAAATTTCACAAATTTTAAAGCTTCTTTCTTCAGCATAATCTATTAGGTCTTCTATTACATTAGTCCAATTATAATTATAATTAAAATCATCAGCTGGTGCATTATAGTAATAAAATCTAAGACCGCCAAACTTTTCTTTTACTTGAATTACAGTTATCTTTAGACCAGAAGCTTCTTCAATTAGCTCAAGATTATATACTAGTCTTCTGAGCAGTGACCACCAGCCTTGTCCAACTGAGTTATATACAAAACTACAATCCATATACTAACTCTCCATAACTTTCATCAGGTAATTCCCAACCACAATCATAACATTCTGTGTCTAATTCATCATTATCACAACCACACACTGGGCAAATCCAATAAAATTCATCATCATCAAAATCATATTCGATAGTTGCTAGCATATTTTCTTCTCCGTCTAAATCTTCTAACATCGTCCTTTCCTCTTGGAAACTCTTCGGGTACATCTTTTAACCTCTCTATATTATTACCTACAACTAGTTTATAATAAATCATACATCTATCACATAAATAATATAAGTGTGCTTTATAAGGCATCAATGTAAGGCAACCACCACACTCTAAACATGTTCTTCTCTTCATAATATCATATAATCCAGTATTTGTCAATAGTAATTAGATTAGAGTTTCTTAAGTGTACCATTTCCTACCTCTGCAAAGAATGGTTCGTTGTTATGTAATTCTTCTATAGATGATACATTAAGATAAGTAAATGCAGACTTAATTCCATAAGTAAAATCTTTTATAAAGTCTTCTAGTGGCACAGTCTTGGTAATATCTATACCTTCTACTGATTTAGTAGTATGATAATATTCTTCTTGGTGTCTCCTACTAGCCATGCCATAAATAGTACCATTATGTGAAGACTCATATACATTACCTAGTAAAGAACCTAGCATTACCAAATCAGCACCAACAGCAAAAGCTTTTACAGCATCGCCTGAATTTTTAATACCACCATCAGCAACAATATAGCGTGGTGCTATCTTTTCATCAGTAACTACTACTTTATCTTCTTCTTTATATTTAAAATATGTACGTGATTTTATTTTAGCACATTCATTGATAGCTGTCAATTGCGGTAAACCTACGCCAGTTACATTTCTAGTAGTACATAAACCACCAGAACCAATTCCAACTCTAATTAAGTCAGTACCATTACCAGCTAAATCTAGTGCACCAATGTCAGTAACAACATTTCCAGACATTATCAAACAGTCATAATTATTATCATATATGAAATTATATATTTCTAGTACTCTCTTCTTTACAGATTCTAAATAACCATTAGCTACATCAATACAGATTACTTTTGCACCCATATCTAAAGGATATTCATAATCTAAATCACCACTTAATCCTATAGAAAAACCCCAATTAGTACAAGTTTTGGATATTTCATATATATCAAATTTCCAGTCACTAATATCTTCATACCATCTATGTAAAATACCTATACCACCTAAATGTGATAATTTTACAATCAACTGTGGATTTACGATTCCAATCATTGGAGAAGCTATGATTGGTATTTTTAACTTTAAAAATTTACTTAACTCTATAGAAATATCTACATCTTCTCTAGAATTAACTTTGGAAGGGGTTGGTATTAATAGTAAATCATCATAATCATAACATTTAAAAATTTTCATTACCTATCCTTTATATGTTTTTGGATAAACATTCGCTATAAAATCCTACTCAAACCCTACAATTTCATTACCATCCATGATGGCATATTTATTAACCAGAACATTCATTAATGCTACATTAATATCTGATTCTGAAAACCCACGAATAATAGCTTCGTTATATACATCACCGACGGTAAAATCATACTCAGTTGGTGACTTATCAACTAAGATAATAGTCTCAGCTATTTCTAAAGGGTCAGCATACTCGTCTTCAACAAGCCACTTACCAATATAATCAGTATCCATAGTATATATCCTTTCCAGCGAATGTTTATCCATATTTACATTATAGCATACAATATGGGGTTTGTCAAGCTTTACTAATCTTTCTTTAAGAATAAAGCATACGTACCCTGATTGCCAGCTAGGTAAGTGACAAATGATAGAATAGCTACCTCACCGCCAGCCCAATCACATGAGAACGTATTGACACCAAACAGCTCTCCACATGATAGACCAAACGCACCCCCTACGACCACAGCACCAGCACCTACCATGAATAGTCTCTGATATTTGTCTGAAAGGTTATTATACCAATCATGTAAACCAGGTACATACTCAAACAGTAAGGAAATAACAATACCCGACACTGTAGCAATTAACTCAGGTTTCATCTTAAGCCTCCTCTTCTAATTTATCTAAAATATTATCTATAAGAGGACGTACTATCCTCTTATCCAATTCATCTAAGTTATTATTTCTATTAGATATAAACCAATCATAATAACCAACTAAATCTAATTCTTTATCTTGACCAGTCCAACCAATCTCAGGTAGTGATGTTTCTGATATATCATAATATTCTGGTGAATCTACTAAAGTTTCTCTTTCAGGCGCATAGACTCTAATCTTTATAACTTTATATATGTCTCTTACAATTTCAAAATATTCAGCTTCGTTAGGAAACCTCCAATCATCGACAATAATGAAATTAGGTGGCACAACACTATCTGCATATACTCCCATCAAGGCATCAGCTACCCATAAGTAATCATTATATTCTCTACCTGTATTTCCTATATTTTGAAGCAGTTTTCTACCTTTGGAATCCTTTCTACCATCCCAACCAAAGCATTTAATTGCTGTACGTTTTACATTATCTGCAAAGCTAACTTTAAATACACCATTATAGCCAAGATTTTCTCTTAAATATAGCTCCATAAAATTAGCTATAGTTGTTTTACCTACCCCTGCCTTACCTGATAATAGTATAACTATAATATACTTATCTATAGCACTATATCTTGAATCCTCTTGCTGGTTCATCCTTTTCTAACTCCTTATCTCCCTGCCATCCAGAAACATCTACTCCTAAATCTTCAAAGTCAGCTTGTTCAAGTGGTTCTTCTGGTACTTCATCAAATAACTCTAAGCACTTTTCACACATATCTTCAGAATCAAACATTAAAGTATCGTCAGAAGCCCATGATTCTCTAATACCTAAACCACAAAGAGTCTTATCATCTTCACCTATAAAGTGAATCTTTCCAGTTAAAGTTTTAACTAGCATTTTACCTCCTAGTAACTTTTATCTAAATAATATTCTTCTAGAATACCTTCTAAAACTTTTGGACTCATATACTCATTTACAACCAAATATCTTATTAAATAAGATAATGTAGGTATACCTATAACTATACCATCATTAGTAGATATAAATGTTTTATCATCTTTATCTTTTTGTATAGAAATTGCATTAAGTCCTTTGAGTTTTATTATTCTAATCATAATTCCAATCCAACCAATGTAATGTAGTAACCATTTCATGTTTATTAGTAGCTAAATGCCGTGGTATAAATCTCTTATTCCATAAATAAATAGCGTATGCAGTAGCGTCTGTTTTACCATCCCCTGTAAAAGATGGTCTTCTAACAGAAACATAAACATGATTAGGTTTACTTAAATTACTTTTAAATAAATTATCGTAACGTTGTTTACTTTCTAAAAATGCTAATCTTAGCAAAAATACTAACCAACCACCAGGTGCTAACATTTCAAAGCTTTCAAAAATAAATTTTTCAGCAAGTTTATAAGGTGGATTACCTATAATTATATCATAGCTAAATGGTTTTTTGCTAAACTCCAGAAAATCTGTATTAGGATGCCAAAAAGTATACGGTTTTGGATGTGGCAAATCTCTTATTTCAACACCTGAAATAGTGCAGTATTTATAACGTTCTCTAACAGCTTCACCCCAAACACCACTACCAGCACCTGGGTCTAATACATGTAGAGATGTTCTTTTCCAATTATCAGGAAGAAGATTGACAACTGCCCTACACAATTCTATAGGTGTAGGATAAAAGTCAAATTCATCTCTTTTTCTTAAAGGTTTATCAGTTTGTATAATTGGCATCTTCTAGTCTTTCTATATCAAATAAATTATAGTCATTAGCCTTTAAATATTCAACTACAGATAATGTAGCTGACGCTAATGCTCTCTCCATACTTCTATCATGAGCTGTCATAGATACATTCTCTTCTTCTAACTCAGATAATGGAGTTAATATTCTCTTTTGTACAACTTTATATGTAACCTTCCAATACTTATTTTCATCTCTCTCTAATGTAGTTATAGTTTGAGTTTCAAATAAAGCCCAATTTTCAAATTCTACCATTATATACTTCTCCGTATCCATTTTCTAGTAAAGTCTAAAGTGTCATGTAATTTTTCTAAGATAACAACATCTCCTTTATTATGTTCTAACACAATACTCAAAGCCTTTTTGTCACCATATTTTGCCTTTCTCCAAACTTCCCTTTGGATGGGTGTTTTACCTTTTATATTCAAATAATCACATGCATTATCCAATGATTTTCTAGAAAGCCTTAATTTAGATTTAACAGTATAATATAAATCCCAATGATAAATATCTCCATAACTAGGAAAATCCAAACCATAATGTAAAGCTTTAGCTCTCATATATGGTAAATCAAAGTTAGTTGAATTATATCCTATAAGAATATTATATTTATTAGCTTCATATACAAACTCTTCAATTAAGCGTATATCTAAATCTCCAGAAAATATTTCTTCTTTTGTAATTACAGATGAAGTAATATCACCATCTTTCAATTTGATACACCAGCTAAGCACCGTACCAAAGTCTGCAAATAAATTATCAGTTTCTATATCAAAATAACCTATTTTATATCCTGGAAACTGATACCAAGGTATACCAGTAATCCTTTCAAATTCCCTATCATCCTTAAAATCATATTTTATTAACCCCTTTACAAAACATGCTGGATGTTCCTCAATAGTATGTCTATGTATACATCTTAAAATTTTATTTTTCATAATATCGTCTTACTTTATGTTTGTAAGCTCCTTTTATATAAGTTTCAAGTTTGTTTATATGCTTTGTATTTAAATTATATTTATTCACCATATATTCTATATAACCATCGTCAGTAAAAACTCCTCCCAAAGAGTAAGCTATCTTTTCACAAGTTGTACTAAATATTTTGGAGATAGTCCATCTAGATAGATTAAGTTCTTCACAAATATTTTTAAGGGATTTATTTGTAGACATAGCAGTAACTATTTCCAACTCTTTAGGTGCTATTAATCCATCATCAACTAAGTCAGATATTTTCTTTTCTACAACTAATAAATTATTGTAGTCATCATCATCTAAATCAGTAGTAACAAATAAACCACTACCATTAAAAATATTTTCTCTTACACTATCTTTATAAATTAGAAGGGTCTCCACATACCAACTCATTGCTCATCTCCGAAAAACAGTAGTCCTTGAATGGACACCAATCACATGTTTTATATTTGAATAAACCATCTCTATAATAGTTTTCCTTTTTTATATCCTTTAACATATTTGGTATAACTGTTTTAAATAATAAATCTGAATAAAATTCATTAGGTTTATAATATTTAACATTTCCACTAGAAAGATTAGCGTAGGCTATTATTGGATATTTATTATATTCCATAATGAAAGCTTTGTGGTACATTATAAATTGAATATCATTTTCCAAAGTTTTGGGTGTGTATTTAGAAGTTTTCCAATCTATGATAAGATTACTAGTATGCACAATTCTATCATATTTTCCAACTAAATAAACATCTTTTTTAAGATAAACTTTAAAGTATTTCTCTATTTCATCACTATCTGTATTAAATGCTCTAAAATATTTAAAGTAGTTTTCTATAAAATCTGATATTTTATTATGATTAGCAGGGTCTATACCAGCATATTCAGTATTATGATAGAAAAATGCATTGCTTTTAGAATCCCAATGTTTTTCTAAAATATCATGAACAGCACTACCAATAAACATAGCGTCTGTTGTAACAGATTGCTCTGGAAAATATCTCCTATAATAATATCTTTGCTTACATGAAAGATAATCTTTTATCGCTGAAGCACTTAGATAGACAGACATTATAATACAGCTGCTCTTTCATTAGCGGATAATGTCCGCCAAATATCAATTCTAGATTTTTCTAAATCAAATAATGACTTATTATACTCTAATTCAGATGAAATTCTAGCCAACTCATTACGCATTGGAATTAATTCATCATTGAATCCAGAGTAAGTCCAAGCATTAGTAATATAGGTAATTGCCCTTGGTTTACCCTTTTCAAAGTATTCCTCATTATTAGTAGCTTCTATCATAATCTTTTCCTGTTGATTTTTTATTGAAACTTCTAGTAATGATTTTTGATATGCTAAATCCTTAATAACTTCAATCATTCTAACAAGGTCATCAAAATCTGGTAATTCATTTAGGTTCATAATATTTATCAATTTCCTTTCTTATAATTTCATACTTCTTACATAAATCGTATGCTTTATCTATTATATCATAATTATCAACTTTTGTCAATAGGGAATATTCTGTTCTAAAACCATAATAATCTTTTTGTCTTCTGTATATATGCCAAGGATTAACATCTAAATCTCTATACCAACCAGCAAAATCCAAAAATTCTCTAGTAATATCATCGACATAACTTTGATATTCATATCTTAATAGAGATGCTATTTTACCATTATTTAAACCAGACACACATAGTCTTAAAGCTTCATCAACCGCTAAATAGTTTACTATATGTTGTGGTATACCTAATTTTTCTTCATAAAAATTTACTACCTCATTCCAAAGGTCTATTGACGTCTGTGTAGGTTTCATACATTCTTATTAGCTCCTCCTCCATATCATCTACATATCTTACTAGCTCTAAAAAAGTATCAAAATCAAAAGCTATAAAATATTGTGTTCCCTCTGCTTGTCTAGCACCAGAGAATTTGCAAGCTAAAGCTGGTATGGAGTATCTAGATAAAGCTTCAGCTTTTATTTTATCAAACCATTCTCTCTTAATAGTTAGTTGTTTAGAACCACCATAACCTGTTTTACATTCAAATATAAAATCCCTTTGAAAGCCATCTATTCTAGCTGTAACATCTCCCATTAGTAATGGTTCTTCCAGAGTAGTACCTAAAGCACCACTACCAGCAACTCTTTTAGCATGTAAACCGTTATCTAATAATAAGTTTACAAAATCTCTTTCCCAACGTGAGCCTTTCTCTTTTTGTCTATTTGGTGTCATTATGCATCCTTTATTAAATTTGTATCCTTTTCAAATCTAAGTGGAATCATTCCTAAAGGACCATTTCTATGTTTCTTTATTTCAAATTCCATTAGACCTTTATTTGGTGTATTTTCATCATATAACTCATCCCTATATAAAAATGCTACTATATCAGCATCCTCCTCAAGATTACCAGACTGCCTTAAATCAGATAGATTAGGACGTTTAGAATCCCTATACTCAACTCCTCTATTTAATTGTGATAATGCTATACTAGTTATATCTAATTGAGTTGCTAAGATTTTTAATTCTCTTGACATTGTTCCCAACTCATGTACCATATTACTTGTACGTTCTACCATTAATTGTAGATAATCTACAAAAATTAAATCTATCTTATACATTCTATGATATTTTTTGGTAGTCATTTTTAGATAGTCTATATCAGAACCATATGTGGTATCTATATAGATTGGTAACTCTTTGAATAATTTTAAAGCGTCGCTCATTTTATCTAAATTTTCTTGTGATAAATTGCCACGCCTTATTTCTATAATAGGTATTTCACACTCTATTGCTAAAAATCTCTCCATTAGCATTTGCTGACTCATTTCATGTTCAAATATGATACTTTTTACACCCCTTTTAGCACTATTTAGAACAGAATTGCACATCCAAGCTGTTTTTCCCATACCAGGTCTACCAGCTACTAAAACTAAATCAGTTTTTTGATAACCACCCGTCATCATATTTATATTATTAAAACCAGTATCTATACCACTAATACCTTTACTTTCTATTCTTTTATTTATTTCAGACCATACATTTGATAGTATATCAGCTATTACTACAGTACCTTCACCACCAAATTCTCCAGTTAATGAATCTAGTGCACCCTTTAGTTTTCCAATAGATGTATCAACATCTGATGTTTTATTAATTATATTTGGTATTGATGTTGAAATACTAATTAATTGTCTAGTCTTATATGCATCTTTTACTAATTTTACAAACTCTTGTAAATTATTTTCATTATATTCAAAAGATTGTAAATATGATAAATAATCATTAGAACCTACATCTTCAAACTTACCAATAGCTTCCAAATACATTTTAACCATGCTAGTATCTGGTGTTTGTCCTTGTAAATGTAAACTTGTTATAGTATCATAAATTATTTGATTGGATTCAGAAGAAAACATCTTCTTATTAAGATTACGTATATCATAAATCTTATCAGGATTTTTAAGTAATATACTCAATACCGCTAATTCAGCGTCTGTATTAAACTCATTACTCTGCATATAAGTTAAATCCTTTATTTCTATCTAGTATTTGATTAATATGCTCTTGATTCTTCTCAATACCTATAAAACTCCTATTAGTCCTGATACAAGCTTCTAAAGTAGAGCCACTACCACAAAATGGGTCTAATACCAAATCACCTTCATTAGTATGATTTAAAATTAATCTTTCCAAAAGTGATACTGGTTTTCTAAATGGATGTAATTTAGAATTATCTACTAAATCTGTAGCAACATTAGTATATTGACTCCAATGCCTATCAGTATTCCATACTGCATTTGCATATTGATAAATAAAAATCATTTCTACAAATCTACTATAATTTTTAGAGGTATTCTTAGTAGAAATTGGCTTTATCCAAAACATGTATTGATTACACGGCTGTATCCATTGGTTTTCAGGTGGACTGAAAACTATTGTAGTACCCTTTGCAATCCTATCGAAATGATTTTGTAATTCTAATTGCTCTGAAATACCCAAATCATAAGGTGGGTCTGTTAAAATTAATTGTACAAAGTCCTCTCCTACTTGTCCTAATAATTCAAAGCTGTCATTACAATATAATAAACCAAACAAACTATCATTCTTATTTACTTTTATATCCATTATTCATCCTTTCCATCTTCAAATGGGTTTTCAAAAACAAGATTTTCATCCTTTCTTTTTTCCATTTCCTTGTTAACTCTTTTAATTTCTTTAGATAAATCGGTATGACTACCACCACTACCATTTGTTAGTTTATTTTTCTTGTTACTAACTATTATTTTCTTTATGAGTCCATAAGGTCTTGAATTTAAATCTAAATTTGGAATATGTGGTAATTCAAAAGCTATAGCATAAAATACATCTTCTCTACCATATAGTTTAATAAACTTATTAAACATAATAATATCACCCTTATTAGGCTCTAAAGAAAATATTTCCCAATAAAATTTAGCGATATGATTGCCTGGTTTTGTAGTTGTATGCAATGTTTTATAGTAATAATCCACCAAATTTTCCATTACTGTTTTCTCTTTTTCCACCAATATTTAGGCTTATGTGGTGGTATACTATGTTTAATACAACAACCATCATGACACATCTTAACACTACTTAAAAGTCTACGTTTACATTTAGGACAAGTCATTCGTATTCTCTTTAAATTTTTTTTATCTTCTGGTCTGCGATTAGTCCAAGGAAAATCCCAAGCAAAGCCCTCATTAACCTTAGCTAGTACAACAATTTCAGCAGTACCATCACACATTATTTTTCCCATTATTCACCCAAGCTAATTTCTAATATTGCTGGATTTAGAATAGCACCTTCTTCATTAGCTTTTTCACCCTCAGTACCTATTTGAGTTTGTAGATTGTGCCACTTTCTAAGCTGTTCACCATGTTCCCAAACTTTATATAAAACAACTACAGCAGCTCCGTACATAAATCCTGTAATGCCTTCTGTATCAGCTTCTAAACTAGTATCATAAGCAATATCTTCCAGCTTTTCACCACTTTCAATCCTAGTTTCCATAAGATTAGCCCAACATTCAGCATATTCAATAACACCTTTACCATAAAAACCAGTATTATTTTCTACATACTCATTCCAAACCTTTTCATTTATTACCTTCATCTTTATTTCTCCTTATAACTTCTCCACTTAAGATTTTCTTTATCATATTTAAGCATCATTCTTACAGTTATTACACTATATACTATATTCCAAATTAATAAAACAAATAAAAATATAGTATATCCTAGAGTACCATGCAGCTCTCCTCTAAATAAAACTCCTAATACATACCCTATTGGTACATTCAATAAATACATAACCTCACCTAAGTGGAGCTGGCAGGAGTCGAACCTGCGTCCTGATTAACACTAGGAACGTACCTAGCTTATAAAGTTAATCAGTCTATACCCGTCAGCCCCATAACCTATTCATCTATTTTTTTATTCAGAGTATCAATTACATATTTGTCTATGATACCTTGAGTAATAGTTAAAGTATCTTGTAATCTATTTAACATCTTACGCTCACCAATACTATAACCCAATACAAATACAAAAATATTTATCGTAATCATAGATACTATAAGCATTACTATATCAAGTGTACTCATTCGCTACCTTCAAGTACTTGTGGGTCTTTAAATATATATCTGCTTGGGTGCTGATTTAATCTATATTCACCAAATACATCGTTAAATTTATTGGTATCTTCAAATAATAAATTATCAAAATGTAATCTATCTGCAACTGGAATAAGATAACAATGCGAATCATCATCCCATTTAAACATCCAATAACCTATCTCATAAACACTCATGTTTCAGTCTCCATATCCACAGCTGCTAATACTCCTGTTATCAAAATTATTATAAATCCAATTATAAAACAATAAATTATTTTTTGTAATGCACCAAACATAATCATTGAACCACCAATTATCCCTAAAAATGCAATTAAAAGTGACATTTAGTAATCATCTCCCTGTCCCCATGAGCAGTTTTCATCCTCTAATTCACGGAGTCTACGCTCAGCTTCCTCAGCTCTAGCCTCTGGTGTACCTTCTGTATATCTAATTGAATGGGATTCTACATAGCAACTTGGGCATTTATGACCACCCCATTTGTTATTGAATGTGAAGCCACACCGATTACAAGTATATCTCTTTGGTTCACTCATCTTTTACTCCTTTTCTCTTGATTAAACTCTCTCATAATTTTATCTCCTATGGAGGCGGTCAGGATTCGAACCTGATACTTATAGCTTTGCCAGCTTTCGCCGCACGGGGCTTGTTTCCGTTACCGCTATAATAGTTAGTCCAGCGTGTTCCCACCACGCCGCCGCCTCACTTATCTTACGAAAATACGCTAGCTACTTTATCTGCAATTTCAGATTCTTCTTCATCAGATAAAACATCTGAAGTTTCAGACTCAGCACGCCTAGCTGCAAAAATATCTTTTAATGAAACTCCTCTAACAATTTGTTCCATTTCTTCAGTAGTAAGCTTGATTGCTGATTTAGAAAGGTCAAACAATTCATAATCATCAAGATTAACTTCATCCTTATTCTGAGAAGGGATAGCAAAAATCTTTCTATTTCTACCAGTACCCTGTACATTCAGAATAATATCAAAACTAGTTAGACCAATTGGGTCTCCAGAATCATTCAAAAATGATTTTTCCAAGGCATTAAATTGGTCAAACAATGTACGCCCACCAGATAAAATTCTTACTTTATTTAATGGTTGTGGTTCTAATTTGCTAACATTTGTACCACATTTGGGACAAAGCATAGGAAATTGTCCATCCATACTTTTTACATCAAAGTCACATTCTGGACAAGATTTAGCAACGGTTTTATCTAAAACATTAACCCAACCACGCTGTTGTGGTGTACGATAACCCTTAATATCCTTATAAGTATCAGGATTTTCTAATCTAATACGCTTGTTATTATTTCTAATAGGGTCATCTTCATCGGGAGAAAGTACATAACCACTCCCTAACCAATAGCAAAAACTTGTAAAAGCTTCCTCATCCAAAACCCTAATAATATGCTGTCCAGGCGTAAACTGGAAATATACTGGTCTAGTAAACGTAGACGTTTCTGTATCCTTAAAATTTGCGAATGGCATTTTATTTATCCTCCGTCTTTAATAAGTCTTTTAATATTTCTTTTAGCTTTTCAATAGTATCTGTTTCTAACTCTGTAATAGCCTGAATTTTCTTCTCATCAGTATCATAATCAGTATTTAGAATTTCACTATTGTAGCTATAACTATAATAAGCTTTCTCAATACCTAGAAGCTGTAAGCCTCTAATCAACTTAATAGCTTCTGGATTAAGGTCAAGCTTTTCGATGGGTATTTCGTTAATGTAATCCGTAATTCTCAAACTTCTATAATCACCAAGATGATAAACCCGTTCCACACCTAAGCTTCGATTCATTCAACTTCCTCCTTTCTTTTAGGATTTTCAATTTCAAACTTATTATAACACAATTCTACTATTTTGTCAAGGGTATTCTCATTTTCCTCTAAGTATTTCACAGTATTATTCATCCCTTGTGCCATAGTTTCACCTTCAAAAGTATAATAAGAGCCTCTCCTGTTAATTATTTCCCAAGTTGATGCAAAATCTATAACATCTCTTACATAATCAACTCCTTTATTAAATAAGATTGGCAAATAAAAACTTCTAAATGGCACACCCAGCTTATTTTTCTTAATTGTAAACTTTGTACTAATACCTATAGTTTCATTATCTTGTTTTATTTCAGTACCTTTTGATAAAAACACAATGATTGATGCAAAATGTTTTAAAGCGTAACCACCTGGAGTTGAATAACCACCATGATAAGCACCTATATTAGCTCTTACTTGATTTATAAATACAAAAGCTACGTTGCTTTTCTTTATCTCAAATGCATTTCTAGAGCAGAATTTTCTTAAATGTCTAGCTGTTAGTGCTACATTTGTATCAGTAAAATCATCATCCATTTCTTTTTCAGGCAATAATGCACCAATAGAATCAAAGATTATCAAACCAAATTTACCAGAAGTAATGCCTCTTTCAGCCATTTCAAAACAATCTTCAGCTGTTTTAGGTTGTAGTAGATAAAATTCCCCTTTTTCAAAGTCTCCAATTATCCTTTTAGCATATTTATAATCAACACCAATTTCAGGGTCTATATATAAAATATTATCACCAGCTTTGTGTGCCTCTTTAGCAATATTTAAACATAATGTAGTTTTACCAGAGCTTTCAGCACCATAAATTTCAGTAATTCTTCCCTTTGGTATACCTCCTGTACCTATAGAAATATCTAATGACAATGAACCTGTACTTATAACATCTATATCCTCATTATCATCATCAACCAATACATCATTTCTAAAATCTTCTATATCAACTAGAAATTCGCTCATAAATTCTCCTCTATTTAGTCCAATAATTGTCTATCTTATAATCTACTTTTGCTGGTATTACTCCTAGAAATGGTTGTTCAGCTTCTTCCATAGAGTTAGTAATAAATTCAACCCCATCATCAAGAATACTTTCATGTACCTCAGCTACCAATTCATCATGTACATTCATCAATACCCTTAGTTTATCATCAAATGGATTATTATAAAAAATATTATTTATAGCTATCTTTAAAATGTCTGCTGAACCACCTTGTATAATATGATTGACACCTTCACGCATAACTTTTTTCTTGTACCACTCTAATTCTTTGTAATCAGCATAATATGGTTTATCCTCAAAGAATCTTATTCTACCTAAAGGTGTTTTAGAATATTTTAATTCCCAAACCTTTTCACCAGCTAACTCAATAAATCTTGCTAATTTATTATAACCTAAAAAATAATTCTTTAAATATTCAAATGCATCTTCTAACGGGATTCCTAGATTATAATATAAACCATAAGCTGAAGTACCATAAATTACTGCAAAGTTAACAGTTTTACCATTAAATCTATCATCATCTGTAACGTTTTCTAACTTTTTATCATAAATTAGTGATGCTGTTAATCTATGAATATCAGTACCATTTAGATAAGCTTCTATGATTTTAGGTTCACCACTAACTGCACCCATTAATCTTAATTCAGCTTGACTATAATCAGATGTAACTATCTTAAATTCTGGTCTAGCTACAAAACAATTTCTGTATCTATTGTCTCTAGGTTGGTTATGTAAGTTAGGTTTAGAGCTGCTAAATCTACCTGTAGTAGTACCAACCTGATTAAAACTACTATGTATCCTATTTGTCTTAGGATTTATAACACTAATTACTTTTTCACCATAAGTTGATATTAGCTTATCATAACTCTTATATTCTAATATATTGCTTATTATAGTTTCTTTCTTATAATCCTTTAATATTTTCTCATTTACACTATCTACAGGTATACCAACTAAATTCAATGCTCTAGTTAACTGTTTATAGCTACTGATGTTAAATAAATTTGTGAAAACATTTGCTACGGAGTCAAAATCAGTAATTTCGGAAAGTGCTGTCCTATCACGTTTTGTCTTTACTGGTATATAAAAATCATCACAAACTTCCAAAGCTGTTTTATTTTCATAAAGTTTCTTATTCTTATATACCAGCTCTGATAGAATTTCGTTGGAGAAATATTCTTTTTGTTTCTCATTATCTTTGATAATATTTCTCCACTTATCAACATCTAATAAAACACCATCATACTCCATCTTAGCAACAGCTGGCACTAATTTTAATTCTAAATTAACTACTTTTTCTAATTTTAAATTTTTTATTCTTTCTTCCTGTAATCTTTTAATCTCTCTCAAATATTTTACATCTAGTGAAGCATATATCAACATTTCTTGTGTTACCACAGTAGCATTGATAAATTCGTCACGTATATCTTTATCAATAATAACTTCTAGATAATTATTACACAATTCTTGATAAGAATATAGATAATTACCTATACCAGCTGTTAATAAAGATTCTATTAACATAGTATCATATACTCTAGTTAATAGAATATCAGTATTAGCTAGTAATACATTAATATCATATTTAGCATTATGTATTACTACTGCTTTATTAGTATTATTAATTAAATTAATTAAATATTTTAAATTCTTTTTACCAAAACCAATAACATCAATGATATAAATATTTCCACAAACTTCTAGCTGAACGAGTAGAAGTTTGTCATTATAATAATCCAAACCAGCACTTTCAGTATCCAAAGCTATTTCATCACACTTTTGTAAGTCTGTCAATAAATTTTCAGCATCGCTCAGGCTTTGTAAAATATTCATAAAACTCCTTATAGTATGTTTAAGCTTAATAATATATTTGCTTCCCCTTCTTGTGCATTAAAATTATACCACACAAGTATTGTTTTGTCAATAGCTAAAAGTGATTCTAATGAAATTCTAATGTTTAAAGTACTTGACATTGGTGTAAATGTGTGGTATAATTAATATACACTATAAGACAAGTATGTCTTATGTATCAATCTGGTATATATTATATCATAAACAGCAAGATTTGTCAAGGAGTATTTATGAGTAAATCACCTGCTATGAAGCTTACTTGGGGTACAACCAAAGAAGTTGCTATCAAGAATTTAAAGAAACATCTTGATACAACTTTACGTGATTTGGATTCTGGTAGGGAGGAATTTTTATTTGAAATTAGGGATTATTGCAATAATTTAATCAGAAAGGAGTGGTCTAAAAAAAAATGAGTAGAAATAATGATGTTACTGTTAGTGGAGGATGTTCTGGTTTTACTAGCCTATTAACTATAGCATTTATTGTGTTAAAGTTAACAGGTTATATTGATTGGTCATGGTGGTGGGTTTTATCACCTATTTGGATTAGTATTCTTTTAGCAATATTTATTATTTTTATTGCTATAATTGTAGTGGCATTGAGTGACTAATGGCACTAAAAACTAAAAAAGGTAAGTATAAATGTTCATATTGTAATAAAGAGTATGACAATCCTACACAAGCTGATACGTGTAGGATTAATCACGATTTAGTATATGTACCACTTTCTAAGGAGGATATAAACAGATTGGCTCAATTTATAATTACCAAGGAGGAAAAATTATTAACTGAATCTATGGTAAAATCAATATTGAAACATCGGAGAGTAGTGTGAAATGTTTTTACTGCAACGAAATTATAGAGACAGAGTATAGAATGATACCATTGGAGAAACCTTATGTAAATTTATTTGTTCACAAATCTTGCTACGAATCTGTGGATATAAGAGCTTATATCTACAAAAATATAGAAAAAATCTTAAAATATATAGAGGAATTGAATGAAAAACGATAAAAATCAACCAAAAGTAGAAAAGTATGATATACTTAATAATGAGGATAGTGAAAAATGTCCGATTTGTGGCAATAAAGTATTTGTAGAAAGTAAATGTGCTTTTTGTATAGAATGTGGTTGGAGCATGTGTAGCAATTAGGAGAATACATGGGAGAGAAGAGGCTATCAACACCTAATAAAGCAAGATTGAGAAATTTAAAGCAATACAAAGATTTATCTGATGAAGAGTTTGATGAATTATGGGCTAAGAAAATTTTAGATTTAGAGCCAGTTAAAGAGTTTGAACAAAGGATTGAAAGAAAATTAGAAGAGTTTGAAAAAGATTATGACCTATCTGATATGAAGTTTAATGATAGAGAAACTTTGAGAGCATTGGCACAAACCCTAATTACTTTAGAAGACTATGAACAATTATCTTATAAAATAAGAGGAGAGGGTAACTTACAAGACAATCTTATTCAACTAGATAAACTAAATAAATTTATGTCAGATTTAAGGTCTGATATATCTAAAATGCAGGATGATTTAAAAATTTCTAGAAAGGCAAGGAAAGCTAGCGGTGAGGAATCTGTAATTTCTTTTCTAGAAGAATTGAAGGAAAAATCAAGAGCATTTTTAGAAGAGAAGATGATGTATATCTTCTGTAATAAATGCAACATGCTGTTAGCTACAACCTGGTTTTTATATCCAGATAGTGATAAAAATAAAATTACTTTAGTATGCAATAGAAGATTAGATAATGATGAAGTATGTGGTAATAAAGTTACAATCACTTCTAAAGAATTATTTGAAATGAATGGTTCTAATAAGCTAGAAATTATGCCTGAAAGTATGAGATAATATGTCAATTCTAGGAGTTATACCAGCAGCTGGTGAAGGTAAGAGATGGGGAGGATATTTAAAAGAATTTCTCCCAATTAATGAAGAAGAAAAAGTTATAGACCATCTAATAAGAAGTATGAAATTAGCTGGTGCTACAAAGTTTTTAGTTATATCTAATCCAGAAAAGATAGCAGCTCATTCAAAGTATTTATCTAGTAGATACGATAATATTTTTTATATCATGCAAACAAGACAATTAGACATTTGGGGAGCTATGCTAGCTAGTTTACCATTCTCAGAAGATTACAATTTATTTGGTTTTCCAGATACTTATTTTGATACAGATGCTTATAATTTTAATTACCAAGCTAGGGTATTTGGTAAAGCGGAAAACTTATTTATAGGTATGCATGAGACAAATATGCCTGAAAGGTTTGGTGTATTGTATAATAACAAGATGGTTGATAAGAGAACAGATTTACCAAAAGATACTTATCTAGCTTGGGGACCATTAATATGGACAAAAAACGTAGCGAATTATTGGTTAGAAAGAGATAGAAAAGCACCGATATTACATTATAATGATGCAATAAATTTAGTAATGGATAAGTTTGGTTACAAAATTTTTAAAATAAAAAGTTATATAGACTTTGCTAGCTGGAAGGACTATTTAATGTTTTTAGAAAGGATAATATGGGATACAGATTCGGACAATTATCAGTAGTATTAATGATATGGAATAGAAATTATAATAATAGATTATTTCATTTTTTAACTACTTTGGGAAAATTTCAAAGTATTAAACCAGCTGAAATAATTGTAGTTGATACGAGTAATAGAAGAGATATACAAGAATCCATAGAAGATGATGTACTAAGATCAGATAATTCATCAGTTTTATTAATAAGAAAAGCTATGGATTTTCCACATAAAGCATTGGCTTTAAATATTGGTATAAGAGCAACTGATTCTAGTAGTAATTATATTTTAACTACAGATGTTGATATGGTATTTCCACAGAATTGGATTGAAAATTCATTTAATTATGTAGGAGAGGATACTTTAGTATTATCAGAACCATCAAAATTACCACAAGAATTTAACAAAGAATTACCTAAAATAAACTGGAATGGAATAAATTGGGGTAAATTATATAATCTATCAGTACCTTGGGGAAAAGCTGGTGGACCAGGCAATGGACAAATACTTCCTAGAGACTGGCTATTTGATGTTAGAGGATATAATGAGATATTCAAAGAAGGTCAAGATGCTTATGATATGGATATGTGGAGGAGAGCTAAGAAAGCTGGCTTGAATATACGCTGGTGGGGTAGAAGATGGAATCAATTCTTACACTTGTGGCATCCAATCTCTGAGTGGAAGGGTAAAAATCACAAATATGTAAATGCACAATATAATAAGAATGATCCAGATGTTATAGTAAATAAGGATAACTGGGGTGAGTTTTGAAAAAACAGCCGGTGCTATTATTTGTTTTAATAGACCAGACTATACTAAACAAGTATTAGATTCTTTAGAAAAATGTGAAGAATCTAAGGACATAGATTGGTATATTTTTCAAGATGGTATAACAAATCCAATAACTGGAAATTCTTATGCAGTTGGGAAAGAAGTAAAAGCTGTAGAAAATATTGTACTAAATAGTAATTTACCCATAAAAAAGTTTACTCAAAGTGAAACAAATATAAGTATACCCCAACAAAAATATTTAGCACACCAGCTTTTTAATGAGTATGATTTAACCATATTTTTTGAAGATGACTTAGTTGTTAGTCCTTATTATATAAGATTATTATTAATAATGGCTAACCAATATCCAGACAAATTAGGTAGTTTATATAGGCAAAGAAATAGAGGAAATAATTTATATAGATTAGAATATTATAGCGGTGCTAGACTGTGGGGTTATTATATGTCTAGAGATGTATATTCTAAAATAGAGAAAGAGTATACTGAATACTATAATCAAATAAAAAAGATTGATTATAATGTTAGATGGCAAACACCTAATATAAGAAAAATTTTTACATATCCTACAATAATGCATGATGTTACATTAACAAGAGTATGTAGAAAAGTAGGTGCTAGAAAATTATATCCATACATATCTAGAGCAACTTATATAGGTAAAAATGGTGCTATAGCGTACAGGTCAGAAAAATTTTGGCATAAAAAAGGTATGCATCTACAGCCTAGTAATATTTTTTATAAAGAAGATAAGGAATTGAAAGGATTTAAATTATGAATGTAGGAGTAATAATTGTAGGTATAGGTCAATGGGAAGAATATACTAAACCATTAGTATTATCAATTAAAGAACATGAACCTAATGCAACACAGATTATTGTAAATAATGGTTGTAGGTATACTTCAAGTGATATTAAAAATAGTTTAAATGTATTTACTTGTAATGTTTGGAAAGGTTTAGATACAATAAAACCAGTATCTTATGCTGAAGCTATAAATAGTGGAATAAAGAGAGCTGTAAATGTTTTTAGTTATAAAACTCCAGATTGGATAATAATTACCAATAATGATGTAATTTGTAATGCACCATTTATAGAATACTTAGAAACATTAGATACAAATTCTTTATATGGAAATAAAATACATACTTCTCATAAAGTATTTAAATCTCCTACACCTTGGATAGATGGTTGGATTTACGCTATTCCATATAATATACTTACACATGTAGGTTTATGGGATAAGAAATTTAAGATAGCTGGCTTTGAAGATGCTGATTATTGTATTAGAGCTTATTATAAAGGCTTCACCACTAAAAAATCTAATTTACCATTTACTCATTTAGAGGAACATATACGAAAAAGCTTTGAAGATTATGCTAAATATAAAAGAGAGAATATTGAATATTTGATAGAAAAACATGGACTTGAAAGAGTGAAATAAACTATGGAAGTTAATACTAGATATGGACCTATCCTAATGGATATAAATAATAGCCATTATGATGCACACGCTAATTTAGAATTTGAGAAAAAATTTGTTGAAGTTATAGAAAATGATAAGTATGATGTTTTTGTAGATGTTGGAGCTGCTTGGGGTTACTTTAGTATTCCAGCTTCCCACTATTGTAAGGTAGTGTATGCTTTTGAACCTACAAAGAAAAGATACGATTTATTAAAACAAAATATTGAAGTACTTTCTATAGATAATATCAAATTAAGTAGACGAGCAGTTGGTACTGGTTTATATAATTTATATGAAGGTAGATACGCTGGTCCAAAAGGTAAAAGACGTTCTAGAAAATTAGAAGCAAATTGGATTACCATTAAAGAAATATTAGAACCACACCTAGATGAAATAACTATAGTGAAAATTGATGTAGAAGGTATGGAATTAGATGTAATAAAAAGTGCTGGAAATTTATCACAATATGATAATGTAACATGGTTAATTGAGAGACACCAATGGGGATATAGTGAAGAAGAGCTTCGTAATGCTTTAAAACCATTTACTGGAGAGCTAACTGGAGTTAGGAAAAGGACAAGTCATTGGATTTTTAGGAGATAGGTATGGATTTAACAAAATTTAAAGATATACATAAAAATAAAAAAGCTTTTCTAGCTGCGTGTGGACCTTCTCTAAATGATGTTGATGTTTCAAAATTAGAAGATGAAATTGTATTTGGAGTAAGCCTAGCATTTAAAAAAGAAGGTTTGAATATAAAATATCATTTTATAGGAGATATGAATATAGCTAGACAGTTTAGTGTTGAAATTTCAGCTAGTAATACTGAAACATTATTTGTATCTAGGGGTATTTATGAATTAGGTATTTTAAATCATCCTAATATGTATTATTTTGAAGGCGGTGGTGACAGAATTTTTCATGAAGATGTTTCAGAAAAAATCTATGGTGGTGGTACAAGTACATTTGTAGCTATGCAGTTTGCTTATTATATGGGCATTAAAAAACTATTTATAGTTGGTTTAGATCATTATGAAAAAGTACCAAGATTTAAAATTATACGAGCTATTGAAGGAAGGGGTAAACCATTAGTTAGTAATATAGAAAAAGATATAGCTCATTTTGTAGAGGATTATTACGGAGAAAATGTTAGATATTTTCTTCCAGATACATATAAGATGCAAAAATCTTATTACAAAGCTAAACTTGCTTTTGAAAAGAATGGAAGGGAGATATATAATTCTAGTGCTAAAACAGCATTAAGTTCTAATATTTTACCAAGAATGAAGTTTGAGGATGCTATTAAAATTAAGGATAGGTGAGTATGAACATAATTATTACTAGTGAACATAGAGTAGGAAGTAGGTGGTTACA